CTACTAAAAGATTAAGTTTTTCATATATAGGATTTAATTGTTGTCTTGAAAATGCTGCTGCTTTGAAACCAAAACTAAAAGTTCTGCCAAATCCACTATAGTTATAAAATTCTTCTGCCCTACCTACATATTTTATACCTGACCAGGTAGCAGTGTAACTATCTGACATACTATCTAGTAATGCTCTAAAGTATAAAAATTTATCTGTATCTCCTTCTCCTGGTGTGTAAAAATTAAAAACGAAAGGTATCATATCCTGATCTTCAACTCCTAAAGCTTCATTTAAAACTTTTTGAGCTTGTAGTTCATCAACACTACCATTATAATATGAATTACTACTTAATAAGTCACTTTTACCAAATTTTTCTCCAAATTTTTCGTGGTTTTTACTCTTACCACTTGATAAATATTTTACTTTATCGTCTATATCTTTATCAAAAGCATTTTTTCTAATTTGTTTAGTTGATACTGCTTTTTCTACTTTTCCAGATTTATCAACTGATTTAGTTTCACTATACTTTATTTCTTTGGTGCCTTGATCGGCCCCGAAACCTTTATACAAAGGATTTTCAACTGTATCTTTAGATACTTCTTTTGCTCCTCCTAAAACTTCTTTACCTGCATGGTAATTAGCACTTTGAGCTCCTATATCTGTAGCAATCTGTGAGACTGCTGCTACTGCTTTATCTAAAAAACTTTCAGGTCCATCACTTGTTACCTGTGAATCTTGTTGTGCTTGAGATGCATTAAGATATGAATTTGCTACTGAAGGATTAATACCATGGTAACCAGTGCCCGCTTTTGCAGCATTTGCTGATAAAAATAATCCAGTACCTACTGTTGATTTTACTGCTTGACCTACTCCTGCTAATACTGCACCTGCTATAGTACCACCTTTTCCCAGTTTATCACTAAATGCATTACCTATCTTAGCACTTTGAAGTAAAGATTGATTAGCTGCAAATTTTATACCTGGTGCTTTCGTTAGAATAGTACTTAATCTTCTAACATCGTCTGTTCTTGCATTGAACTGAGTAACTTTGTTGCCCATCTTATGACGCACAGCAGGTTTACTCGCTCCATACTTTAGAGAAGTTAAGTCAGTTTGAAGATCTGATAAAGCCATTTACTACTCAGGTTTGTTATCTAAATACTTTTCAGGTGTTTTACCGTCTAAGTCATGTACTGAATGATCAGCTTTTAATGATGCTGGTTTACCTTGAGCATGTAGCTCAGAAGTATTTAATGCACCTGCTCTTAGGTCAGGAGTTGCTCCTTTTAACCCTAAGTTAGAATTTAATTGATTTTTAAGTATTCCCATTTTATTGATTTTAATTATAAATATTATAGTTTATATGATGCAAGCTGTAAAGTTGTTCCTACTTTTCTTCCATCCATCACAACATCTCCACCTTTTCTTACTTCTTGTATTAATGTTTCTAATAATGCTTCTACGTTACCACCTAATTTAGTACCACCTGCCATTGAGATAGTATCTTTTTGTAAAGGTTTAATAACGAAGTCCGTTACTGGTATCTCTTGTGTACCTGCTGGTGCATCAACAGTTTGTTGTAATTCATTTAATTTGTTTGCTCTACTAATGTCTCTTGCTACTAATGCTGCATCTGCTGCTAATGAAGCAGCTGTACCTATTCCCGGTATAGTACTAGCTGCACCAGAAGCTAACTCTAAAGCAGCTCCTGCAAAGTCACCAGATAATGCTCTTTGTAAACCAAATCCAACACCTGCTAGTAATCCTACTCCTGGTATCTTTTTAAGTATTGACTTACCTAATGCTTTTGCTCCTATCTTACCTGCTTGTTTAGCTACACTTTTACCACCTGTTTTAGCCAGACCTGCTGTACCAGCTTTTACTGCAGATGTTGCAGCTGCTCCATATACTTTTTTACCGGTAGCTTTCATTATAGCACCAGCTCCTTTTGCCCCTGCTTGTTTAGCTAAAGATTGTGTACCTTTCTTTGTGAAGATGTTTTTTAATGTATCAAAAGATTTCTGAATTAAACCTCCTTTACCCATAGTAACGTACATAGGGTTCATTCTAGAACCTCTACCAAGTAACATCTTACCTAGTACACCTACACCACCTGCAATTGCTAAGTTTCTTGTACCATTTTCACCAAATAAACTACTGATGAATTGAAAGATAGGATTCTCAGCTAGTCCTTTTAGTTTATCCGGAATGCTTGATATAAAGTTAACAGCATTACCAAAGAACTTTCCTATATTTTCTGCTCCTTTTGCAATTTCTGCTGCAGTTGGTACCATAGATGCTAAGTTCTTACCACCCTCTTTTGTCCCTTTAAAAGCAGCTAAAAACCCTTCTTTAATCTTTTCAACTATACCATCAGTGTTACTTAATAATTTTCTAACTTGTGTTAAAGGGCCTTTTACTAAACTGCCAAAAATATCTTTTAATCTTGTTGCAATGTCATTTATAGTTTCACCAATAGTACGATTTTCATCTAAAGCTTTCAATCTAGCTTCTTCTGGCTGCATTCCTTCAGCTATCAATTGATTACGTCTAGCAGTTAACTTATTGTTAATTTCTGCATCTTTTAATTGATCAGCTAGTTCATCAGTGCTTAGACCCATTGCCTTAGCTAATGATTGTTGAGCTAATACATTCATATTACTGAACTCTTCTAAGGACCCTACTTGCTTAAGCATTTCCTTAGCTGCTCCTAAATGATCTCCTTGAAATGCTAACTGACGTGCATTATTAAGATTGATTGACTTACCTGTTAGTACCTGAGCTTCCATTTCAGCTGCAATACTACTTTCGAAGTCTAATGTACTATCTGCCATTGATCTAGCAGTATCTAAGGTAATACCTAATCTTTTTGCTTCTCCTACTGCTCTAGCAATAGCTACTGGGTTATTTCCTAGGTTGGTAGCTATCTGTCCAGTTGTATTTACAGCATCTTCAAATAATTCTTTTGTTTGGAATATAGTATCATTTGTTGCCAAGATAGAATCGTACATTGATTCTGATGACTTACCTAATAAGGTAGATGCCTTATATGCATTTACTAATGCTTCGCCTTGCATTCCTGCAAACTCTGCTAAATAAACTTGATCTTCTAATTGTTGGCCGGTTAACTTAACGTTAGTACCTAAAGACTTAGATATTTCTAACTGTGCTCCTATCAGCCTATCCATACTGACGCCCATTTCATCAGAAGCTACTGCTTGTGCTTTTAGTTCAAACGTTAGTTTGGTAGCTGACTCATTTGATAGTCCTAAGTTCTTACCTACTTTAGCTACAGCATGATCTAAATGTGTAAATGATTTAACTAATGCAGTACCTAAAGAAACAAGTAGTGTTAAAGGGTCTGTAAATATAGCTTTAAGTGCACCTCCTAATGAGACAGATAGTCCCTCAATCATTGTTGCAGTTTTAGGAAAACGTTTTTGGAATTTAGTAAGACTTTCGTCGTTTTCATGTATTTTAACTGCAAGTTTTTTTGCTGCTACTGCTCCTTTGTCAAAATGCTCTGCTAAATTACCAAATCCTAATTTCGAAACAAGTTTACCTGTACCTTTTAAAGTAGCACCAGTTATACCTAAACTTTTATTGATTGAATCTACTCTTCCGAGTACTTTTCCAAACGCATCATCTTTATCTCTTGCTAGATTTATATCATCATTTGAAGCTGAAATTGCGTTATCAATTCTTTTAAGTTCTTCTTCTTTATTTTTTAAAGCCTTTCCTGATAAATCTCCTCTTTGAATATCTGCTTTTACCAGCTCTTTTTGACTATGTAACTGTCTATTAAAAGTTTTTAATTTTTTAAATTCTAAATCAGCTTTTTCTTTTAATTTTACTACATCTTTACGGTTAACTGATACTAGATCTAATGATACTTCTGATAATTGTTCGGCTATACTGTTAATCTTTCTGTATGATCTAGCTACTTTAGTGGTAGCTTTGTCCATTCTACCAAATTCTTCAGTAATTGCAGAAGATAAATCTTTGAATTCAGTAACTCCGTCTTTTAGGTTACGTATAGATGCACGAACAGATTTAGTTTGTTCTTCGACAGCTTTCATTGCAGATTCAATACCACCTGCACTTTTTATAATCTCCTGTAACTCCCTATTATCATAAGGGCTAGGGATTTTCTTACCATCAAGTCTGTTGCGAATTGCTTCTTCTTCTCTTAGTAATTTAAGTTTCTGTTCAAGTTCTTTGTTAGTCGCCATACTACAGTCTTATATCTTATAAATAGTGATGAATGAAGTTATGGCCTCTTTACTGTGTAGGAAGGTTGCTTGCCAGTCTTAGCTGCTTGTTTAGCATCATTAACCCAGGAAGGTGTAGTAGAATCACGTTTAGGTTTAGATTTATTCTTACTATTAACTTCCTCGTAATGATCTTGTAATTTTCTGAAAGTAAAGTTTCTTAACCATATAGGCATGTTATAAACTGTTTCAAAGTCATAACCACCTTTACCGTTAAATACTATTTCGTGAATTTGGGTAAATACGGAATTTCTATAAGCCGAAGTCAGGCCAAAGAAAGTTAGCATTGATCGGAATCGTGAGGTCCTCCACTACCCCATCTTCGAACTCGTGAGAGACCGTTGTGTCTATTCCTGGCACAATTGATGCATAATATTCTCTTAACGCTCTAGCGTCTTTAGCTAAAAATCCATTATCGATAAAATCTCTTACAACAGGTTTTTCTTCTTCCCCATTAATAGAAGTAATCATATACTTCATTCTAGTAGAAAGATCTTTACTAGCATTAGGTGATACTTTTTTCAAACCGTCTATCTCTCTTTGTATGTCCTTTTCGTCTTTTTGAGTAAGTAACCTAAATGTAATTGTATTGTCTGTATGTGGGAGTTTAAATGAGAAACTGTTCTTTCTATCTATTACTAACGATTCATCTAACTCTTTATTCTTAAGTGTGGTTAAATCAACTACAATTTTTTCTCCTGCATAGTTAAAGTCATAATCTTTACCGTATCCTAATATTCTAGATGCTATAAGTAGTGCATCTTTATCTCCAATAAGTATATCGTTAAAGTTAACTTTTGAAACTATTAAAGACTCTAATAACTTATCTACTACTATACCTTTATTAATATAGTTCTGATTAGTTAATATATCTTCTTCTTTAGCAGTCATATACTTCATTTCGATAGTACCGCTAGCTAAAGGTGAATCTTTCGGGTATAATAACCCTTTTGATGGTAAATCTACCTGTTCGGTAGGTAATTTAAAATTTGTGCTCATAAATCTTATTATGTATAACTAGTATTTTATATAAATATATGAACTTTTAAAATGGGAACCAACTAATATATAGGAAAAAAAAACCCTCCGTAAGGAAGGTTCTTATTTGAATGTGTAGTGTAGCGGTATTTAGAAGTTCAATACGCAGTAGTCCATTGCTACAGTCATTGAAAGCTCTACTGTTTCATCAGTAGCCCAGTCAAATCCTCCTTGATCCATATCAGTAATAAATGCTCCTTTTATTACCCACTCACTAACTATGTCACCAACAGGTCCTAATACCTGAAGTGTTAAGTCTTTCTTGTAGAAGTCAGAATACCCTGCTCTACCTGTTACAGACTCATATGACAATCTTGCCCAATCCATTACCGACTGTGCTCCAGAAGGTGTAATTGGATCATATAGAGTCATTTCTATGTCACCCCATTCTCTCTTACCTCTAATCTTACGGTAAGTATTTAGGTGATCTAATTTTATTGCGTTATCAGTAAAATTTGGACCAGCTGCTGTCTTGATCATAAATGATGGAATACCATCTACAAACATTAAGAATCTATTTTGCACCTTTGGTTCAAAGGCTCTGAACATTATTTCGTTAGGATCTACTACTGCCATTTTATTTGTTTATTATAAATATCTAAAAATTAAATTATGCTCCAAATGTTGCTCCTGTAGGCTCAATTGTAAAGTCTAATACTACGAATTCTACTGTTCTAGCAGGTTGTATTAAAATTTGACCAATTAATTGATTACGATCGATAACATCTGATGTGTTGTTAGTATCGTCCATTACTACTCTATAAGCAAATAATCCTTGTTGTTCAACTACTGATGTTAAGTAAGGATTAACTTGAGCTAAGAATTTGTTTCTAGTTACGTTTGTGTTTTGTTCGAATACTAATTCTCTTGAAACATCTCCTACAAATTTCTTCAGTGCGATTAATAATCGTCTAACATTTACTCTATCAAGAGCTGAAGATTTTTTCTGTAGTGTTTTTTGTCCAAATACTGATATTCCACTTCCTGGGAATGTAGCAATTGGATTAACGTTTGCATTATACAATGTATCTCTTTGAGATCTTGTTAATTTTCTTTCTGCTTGTATTACTGTTGGAATACCACCTCTAGTAAGACCTGCTGGTGCAAACCATGGTGCTGCTGCTCCATCTGTAAATGCATATACTCCTGGTATAACAACTGATGCTGGTACGTATTCATTTTTACCAGTTGCAGATTGTGTTTGTAACCAAGGCCAGTAAGCTGCTGCATAAGATGAATTTAAGCTAGCTGCTGCACTAGTAACTTGTGATACTGTTGCTCCATAATTCTCTACATCAATCACTGCAATACAATCTCCTCTATCTTCTGCTAAAGAAATAATAGAATCTGTTGCTGTAGAATGATTACCAAATGTAGATATTAATCCTGGTGCACTAATAATGTTAAATACATATTCGTCTTTATTTCCTAATATACTAATTGCATCAGTATAATTACCTCCAACTAATCCTTGTGATTTAGTATTGTCGATATTAGAAAAATATGTATCTGTTGCTCCTTTTACAATAGTACCTGTAGCTCCATAAAATGATCCAGAATCAGCTATTGGTAAAGATCCTGAAAAAGAAGCTCCTCCACTACTGTTAACTGTTATTCCATCTGTGCTTAAATAATCTAAGGTTTGGCTGTTAACTGCAGAAACTCTTATGTACTTAGATTTATTAGCATACTCTCCTGATACAGTAATATAGGACTGACCTCCATCAGAAGCTTTTGATTTTGTTTGATTACCAATTACGGACTCAATATAGTTACCAGAATTTGGATCTAATGATAAATCATTAAACGTTTCTAGTATAATTTTGTTTTTTGTAGCATCATCACCTCTTCTTACTAAAAGACTAAATGTTCCTTTGTCGTTATTAACATTGGTTACTTCCCATCTTAAATTATCTGCAGATCCTGTCTTTAAACTACCATCACTATTTTCTTCTGCTGCTGCAGTATAAGTACCTGATGATGTCATATTATTAGCTACTTCTCCTTTTGATAATGTAGATAACGTAAATGGTTGAATTGAACCATTAGATGATGCTGATATATGTGAATTGTCTGCTGCTGTAAATGAACCAGAAACTACTCTAGTTACTAATACTGAATTTCCTCCTTGACCAAAGTAAGACTTTACTGCTAAGGAAGTTAAAAATTCTTGTTTTGTTGACCCAGAGGTAAATGTAGTACCAAAGACTCTTGAATATTCTCCGAATGAAGTTACTAATGTAGGTTCTTCAACAGGTCCTTTAGCTGTTGGTCCTAAAATAGCGGCTCCTGCTTCTAACGCTACTGGAGCGATAAAGGATATATCATTTTCTCTTGCTAATACACCTGGGGAGATTAATGTTTCTGCCATGTTAAATAAGTTAAATTATTGAGTACTCTTATAAATATCGTTAAGCTTTCTAAAACCATCAACTAATGTGATAGTCTGCTACATATATAAATAGATTAAATTTACCGTAAACTATTTCAGTGGTATAAATATCCCACTTTCAATGTCAACAGTGCCTCTTCCGTATTTAGTTTCTAACGTCTTTGCAAATTGTGCTTGAGTCTTTTCTAAATTCTCATACTCAGTCATTGCTGCTTTTTTACGTTTTTCAGTTTGTACTTCTATAATAGATATCTTGCCAAATTCCTTAATTAGTAATTCTCTATTATTTTTTAGGTTATTAAGTAAGTTTATTTCTTCTTTTTTTAATTTTAATTGTTCCATTATATAACTTTAGTTTGGTTGATAACAAATTCTGTAGAATCAAATCCAAACACATGTTTAAATTTTTCATCTCTAAGTAAGTCTAATTTATCTGTTACAGATTTACACTTAGCCATTTCTTCGAAGTTAAATTGTTTAGTTATACTTCTATCGTAAACTGTTTTCAATTTACGCATTATGTCTTCCAATACATGGTTATGTACTTTTGGAAACCTACTTAATATCTCTTTATCGAATCCTTCGAATCTTTGAATAAATTTATTTTTAAAACTATCGGGTAAAAATACCGAATCATAATGAGTAGGATAATCAATAGGACTAAAGAATATTTTTCTAGAAGTTTTAGTTACGTTCTGATCTATTATATCTCTTTCAAAGAAATCTAACACCATATCAAAAAGGTGATTATAATTTAACGCACCGTAAGTTACTGCGTATGCATAATCTGTATGTGCTACACCACTTTCTTTATATAGTTGTACGTTTTTATAAAAAAGCTCATCATCGTATCCTTTTCTAACAAGTTCACCTACTTTACCTACTCCATCAATACTAATATATAATTCTAAATTAGGAAATTGCTTCCAATAATCAAATATATGCTTTCCTTTGAATGTTAATTTAGAAAAATTAGTTGAGTATCTAATTCTTACGTCTGTTCTACCTAATTCTATTAGTCTATCTAAAATTTGATAGTGTTCTGGCATTACTAAAGGTTCACCACCTGCAAAGTATATTTCATCTACACAGTTATAATGAGGTTCTATGTCTTGTAAAAACTTAGACTTATCTGATATACTGATTAATGCTTTTGCATTTGGGTCTGCTTCACCTAAAGCTATAGCATCTTTATGCCAAGATGAACTTAATGCATGTCCACAACTTCTACATTTAAAATTACAGAAATTAGATATTCTCAAATCCCATAAATGTAAATTCATGTTATCTAAATGACCATCTTCTTTTGTTTCGTTTACATAGTCAATTTTATCCCAATGTTCTTTATTTATTCTTTGTCTATATGAGCCATCACCTGTATCTTCTAAATGGTAACACCTATCGCATGAACTTATCTTTTCATCCTTAAGCATTCCTTGTCTAGTTTTTTTCATCGTTTCGTTATTCCAGATTTCTTTTAGGCTACTATCATTTAGGTTACCTATAGGGTCTCTAGAATTCCATAAACAGCAAGGATAAGTTTTACCGTCAGGCCAGTGGTGTATAGACATCCATGGTGCCATACAAAACGTTTTTGAATTTTTTAATTCTTCTTTATTATATGCCATGTAAACTGTGAATTATTCTATCATCATTGTATGAATCAAGTAACTTTATTTGTTCAACTAATGCTTTGTAGTTAGGGTGATTTTCATGCCAAACTGCCTTAGATTTAAAATCCTCATCAGAAAGTACACCCCAATTTAAAATTTTATAGTATTGAAAAGTTAAATTTCTCTTATTTTTAAATATACTATCCATTAACTTATAAAAAGGTACAATCTCATTGTAATTATCATCTTGTATAACAAAAGAAAGAATCATTGTGTCAATCTGTGTTAATGTATCGATAAACTTTAAATTTTTTAATAATAAATCCCATTTACCACCTTTTCTAACATTATGATAGGTTTCTGCTTGAGAAGCATCAATAGATATTTCAGCTGAGGTTATATACGGTTGTGCTGATGCTATTTTATCCCAATTTCGCTTATTCCACAACATACCGTTAGTATGCATATGAATATTCTTCATATTAGGGTACTTATTATTATCGAAGTTACATAACCATTCAAATAATGCTTCACTATAAAATGGATCACCATATCCAGACATAGAAATAAACTCTAATGAATCACCGTACGATTTTTCAACGTCTGCAAGTATATTTTTAGATTTTTTTGTTATAAAGTCTTCGTTTCTTATGAAACTAGTTCTACAAGAAGGACAAGCTAAATTACATGCACTGTCAAACACAACTTTCATTGAGTTAGGTAACTTATGTTCAGTTAATTCTTTAACTAGTGCATCTGTTTTAACTCTAATTGGACCAGAAGGCTTATCATTATGTGTAACAGAGTTAAGATGTGGACATTTATCAGTTGAACAGTATTTAAACGATCCATCTAACATAGAGTTTCTGGCTGATATTGATTTATCACTATTCCAGTTATCTTTAAAGTCGCCTTTAGTCTTTATATTTAGTGGCATCCATGCATCACAGCACATATGTTGTTTATCTACAGTTATTTCAGTGTAGGTAAATGGGTTAACACATATGTACTTGTTTAAATCTGTCATTATAGGTAATCTTTTAACAATGGACATATTTCATCCATAAGATCTATAGTACTTTCACTTCTATATTTATCTAATATAGTAAATTTTTTGTAATTTTTTCTTATTTCATCATCAGATGGTTGTTGACTATACATAAACTTAATTAAAGCATCAGTTTCTGATTGATGTATACCGAAATCGTAGTCACCCCACTTTTCTACTAGGTAGTCTTTAGCTTGTTTAGGTAACATATACATTGCCATATGTTGAGGAAAATGAACTATGTTAATCCACTTAGAAAATAAAGGGGTATTTTTATTAGTCCACTCAAAGAAGTCTGGTAAGTTAAATGCATTAATCCACGATGTTGTATGGTTATAATTAAAGTCTATTTTATCACCGTATTTCTCTTTGAGTAAGTGGAACTTAGATAAATTCTCTTCTACTTCAGACCATATACCTCCTTTACGTAGATATTCATATGTATTACCAAGTCCATCAATACTTAATCCAATACCTAGCCTATCAAAATTAGTTGCTAACTTAACAAGTAAGTCTTCATTGTATATGGTTGCATTAGTTGACATATGAAGAGTTATACTTTTACTATACTGCTTATCGATCATTGCACCCCATACTTTCTCCCATACAGGTGAATAGAAAGGTTCTCCTCCTACAACTTCTATACGTTTTACATTGGGTATCCATTCATCCATCTCCATAAAAAACTTACCCTTTTTATTACCTGACTGTCCATGTGGTAAATCATAAGGCCAAATATCAATAACTTCTTTAACTTCATCTGGTAGTGTTGAAAGTTCTTTAGTCCATGTAGTACTATGACTAGAATGACAACTACGGCATTTAAGGTTACATGAATTAGTTAAAATAATCTGGTAATCTATTGGATATTCTGGAGTAGATTGATAATCGAAATCATCATCTAGTAGTTTATAGTCTTTAGCTATTTGTTGATAACTTTGGCGTTTACTTGTATAACCATTATCTTCATCTTTCCAGCATGTGCTACATCCTTCTGGTTTCTCACCATTTAAGAACTGTTGTCTCAAGTTATTCATATACTCACTGTTGAATATATCTTTAACAGAGTCAGTTTGAACATGGAAAGGT